ACTACTATCTAAACTAGTAGTTAAAGTAAGTGTAGCTCTTTTAGTTGTACTACTATAACTTACTCCTCCTGATGCTATTGTATATGTACCATCTACTCCTGTTATTGTTAAAGTATTTCCTACAGCAGGTGTAAAATGTACGTTAGCTATTATTAATGTTGTACCCGATTGACTAGCTCCATGTACTTTACAAACATTAAAACCTGGAACTATATTACTATCAAACTTATTATAACCTAATATTTTTTTATAACCACCTTCTATTGAAGGCTCAAAGTTTCTTAGTATCCTAGCAGTACCTGGTTGCTGTATACCATGCTGTAAAGGTGCTAGATTACTTATTAATCCACCTTTAAATTCAAAAGCATATGTTTGTAAATTATCAGGCATTAAGAAGCCAATCTATAAACGTAAGTGCTACGTTGTGTTCTTGTTAACATAGTTGATCTAACATAAGTATTTTTATTAATTAAAATAATTCTCATGTTTTTTAAACCATCTTTAAACTTTTTCTCTGCAACCATTGCATCTTGTGTATTGCCTCTAAACATATAGGCATAATGCATAGCACCATCAACAACTACATTTCTATATATTTCAGGTATCTTAGGTACATCAGTTGAATCTATTAAATCTGTACTAGTTAAATAGTATTCATAAACTACAGTATAAGCTTTATTAGGTGTAGGTGATAATATATATTCTAATCCATTTCCTTTAGCTACAAATACAGGAACACTTCTTAAACTTGTATCAGTTGTATATTCTTGCTCAACAAATCTATCTAAGTATTCTTCATAAGTTAATACTTGTAACTTTTGTGTTCTATTACCTAACGTAGTATTTTCTTTTATTCTAAAACTTTCAAAATCTAATACAGTAGCATTAGCAGGATAACTATATCTAGTAATACCATTAGTTAAAGTATCTTCTTGTTCAACAAAGTTATAAGGCCACTCAGGATACTCCTGATCTATTTCTTGTATTGCAGCATTAACACTATCTTTAACTTGTGAATAAAATCCTACTGCACTAGCAAAATTAGAACTAGTAAGTTCTACTTCGTTAAGCCTACGATTAACTTCATTAACAAGTCCTAAAAAATTATATGCCATTATGTTTCCTTAATAGGAAGTAGTACTGTTCTTTCAGCAATTGTTCCAGTTGTATCTGTTATTTGACAACTAAATTTATATTTAAAATTATTAGTACCTAGTGCAACATTTATAGTAGCTACAGTATTAGTATTAGATTTACCTACAAACTGTATTCCATTTACTACATCATTAACACTAGCTAATTCAGTTTTAGTTCCTGAAGCATTATCAACAAACCAAGTAACAGAACTAATAGTAGCTTGATCATTTAAATACCTTGACCAATCCATACTAAAGTCTACTGTTTCATCAGGGTCTTTACTAGGCCATGTAAACATATTAAGCTACCTTTACTGTTCTATCTGAAGATGTAGTTGATCTATGTACATGAACTGTTCTACGTCTTTCATAGTTATCAGCTACTGCTGTATAATCAAACTGTGTTGCAGTAATACTTTCTTCACCTAATGATGATGTTGCTTTAACTCCATCAGGTATAAATGTTCTACTATTAATAATTCCATATGTAGATGTACCATATGTAGCAACACCAAATACATCTCCTGTGCTATCAACTATTTCTCTAGTAGCCATTTACTTAATCAATCCTTATAATAGATGTAGTGCTATCTGCCGTAGGAAAACTTACTATAAAATCACTAGTTGTTGTTGTTCTATCCGCACTAAAATCTAATACACATATAGCATTAGTAGTATCAGATGTACCACTTGTTGTTGTGTTATATACTAAAGCACCTCGTACTGTTACAGAAGCATTAGTAAATGTAGCATTATCAAAACTAGTAAATGCTACTGTACCTGATGTAGTAGCAGTTTTATTAGTTAAATTTAATCCACCACTTGTATATCCTGCACCTGCTACTTCCCCACTAGTAATATAACCTGTAGTACCTGCACTTAATGCTGCACCTGCACTATACAAAGCAATTTTAAAAGTATGTCCACCAGAAACAGAAAAGTCATGCTTACCTTCAAGCAATTCTTTTTTAAATGATGTGCATAAAGCTTGTGTAATTGCCACAATTATATATCCTTAAAAAAAATGGGTAGCCCTCTCAACAAGAGCTACCCATATATCAACAATATAGCATTAAGCTAATTGATCACGATCCACTTCATCTGGGCCAACATCATTACTAATGTCTTGTAAAACAGCCCAAGCACGAAATACACCTGTTGTAGGTAGTGCTGTACCTTGAGTAGCAGCAGCAGCAAAGATAGAAGCTGGTCCGCTTGTTACGTTAGCATCAGCTAATAAAGCACCTTCTAAAGTTGCAGCGATGTTAGCAGCTAAGTTTCTTCTAACCGCACCTTCAACACCAGCATTCTGTGCCATTGCCTCAGCAGAAATCTCTACGATAGAAATCATCTTTTTTGGAGATAATGTAACACTTGAAGCAGTACCCGCAGCAGTAGCAGTTCCACCAGTCTCAGCAACGAATGCAGAAGAGATACCAGAAAGAACTGGTAATTTCATATCAGAAACACCAGAGTAAAAGTTAGCACCAGCAGAAGCAAGAACTAAGTTAGCTTCTAGTTGGTCTGTGAAAGACATTACTTCAGTTGGGTTAACTGCTGCATTACCTACTGCTCTATGTTCTAGAACTGAAGAAGGTATAGCGATACCTCTAAACATTTGACCATTGTGCTCTCTACGAGCTTCTTGATCCATTTCTTTAACTAGACCCTCTAGTTTACCAGTGTATGCTTGACGCATTGCTTCTTGAAAAGAAAACTCAGCTACTTCTTTTGGAGAGTTAGTTCTTTCTTCTTTTACTACTTTAGAAGCTTGAATGTTTTCAAACTTAACACTTCTTTCAGCCATTGCATTTAATGACTCAACTTTTTCATTTAAAGAATCGAAGCTAGTTAGTTCGTCAGATGTCATATCTCTCTCTTCAACTTTACACAAGTCAACTAGAGCTTCCATCTTCTCAACATTTATAGCTCTTTCCTCTAATAAAGATTTACTATTTTTCATATTAAAAATTATTTGTTTTTTAAGACTTTCAATCGCATTTCTGTGAGGTTGCGATTTGTTAAATCTATTTCTTCTTTTTGTACCTCTTTTAATTCTTTCTCTAGACTTTCATCTAGTTTTATTTTTTCTTGTTCTTCTTGCCAATTCTCTAAAGAACGTAAAGCAAAAGAGCCAGCTTCGTTATATGCTGGATAAGTTACTGAGCTAACATCGTATAATCTAGATACTTTGTTTATTGTTCTAATGTTTCTACCCTCTACATTTTCCCAAGAGTCCTCTTCAACAGTAAACGCAAAGCTAGACTGACTAATAGTTCCGTTTCTCAATAGAGTCATTAAGTCATTAGCTAAAGTTGTTTCTGGCATATCAGCCTCATATTTTAAACCTCTTTCATCTACTGACAATCTTAATGTATTATTAGTAGTTCTAGCTAAAGGCAAACCATCGTGATTAATTAAAAATCTAACATCATCTTCTAATCTACCATCAAAAGCACCAGGAGCTATATACTCAACAAAACCTCCTAAATCATTAGACTCAGAATTAAAGACTGCTCCATAACCTACAACTACATTCTTTCCGTCATCATTTCTAACTTCAATATCTGATACATTAAAAGTCCTAACCTCTTTGTTAGTTATTGTTCTAATCTCTTGACTTTCCTCTTCAATAGTAACTTCTTCGTCCATATCTATTACAACCTCAACATCTTCTTTGTTTTTTGCGTAATATATAATTATAGACTCTTCGTTCTCTTCTATCTTTTGGATATGTCTTAACTCTTTATTTTCCATAATATTTCTATTTTCTTCTTCTTCTATTTCTTTTATTTTTCTTTTGGTCCAATCAAAACCAGGATCTCCTCCCCACAATCCCCAAGCAATTCTACCAGCACTAGGAAAACCCTCATCTCCTTTATAAAAACCTTTTCCCTTTTTATCGACTTCGTGCCTACTTAAAAAAGAGAACATTCTTTTAATCGTTCTTATAGATAGATTAACTCTATTCTTTAAATCTCTAGCCCTTGCAACAC